GAAGCGAAGGAACGAAGCGTTCGTCCAAGTGCCGCCAGTAGCAAAGTCTGAGTCAACTTGGATAGCTGCAATCGTGCCGCCGGGGTTGGTAGACGTTCCGCCAAGGGTTACGCGAAGAGCGTTACCAGCACCAGAGATTGTTCCTGAGCCGTTGATGGAAAGAGAAATGTGAGCGCCGTTGATCGTGCCGCCCGTTGCGCCATTGGCACCGGTAACACGGGTAAGAAAACGAGCCGTCTCGCCTGAGCCTGTGGAGGTGAACTCCAAACGGCTGTAATTCAGTCGAACATCACCGGTCGTATTTGATGCGGTAACGTAGGAAGAAGAAACATTAGATGCAGTGGTTACTGCGATGGGATCAGTAGAAGTACCGCCAATGAAACCATTTTGCGACGCAACTGGGCCGCTGAAGGTCGTAATAGCCATGATAAGCCTTTCGTGTAGTAGCACATCCTCATATCGTCTCTACTACGTCTGCTAGGTCAGTCGATATGAGTATTAAATCCTAGTACCTAAATAATACAGTGAAACAGAAAGGGGGCACAAGGCCCCCCTCCTTAGGCAGCGCCTTCGGAACCGTACATACCGAGAGGATCTGACCAACCGAAGCTATAACGCTCACGAGCTTTGTATCGGACGTTGCCGGTATCAAAGTCACCGTCCATGGAAGTAGCCATGGGGGTACGAACGAAGTGCTTCAGACCGTTAGGTACATCCGTCGTGAGGAACCATGCATCGGTATCAGTCAGGAAGTGGTTAACGGTATAGCCCTCAGGAATAGATCCGTTGGACTTGATAGCGTTGATGTCGTTGTCAGCCGTAGCGACACGGAGTTCCGTTTCGAGCAGGCGAGTTGCAACGAACATCAGGCTGGGAGGAACAACCAACTTGCGGGGCTTCGCAGCGATGAGAAGACCACGCTCATCCGTCCAAGCAGCGATCTGAATAACGGCGGCTTCAAGAGAAGCCTCGTTAAGGTCAGCAGCGGTGCCGGGGATGTTGGAGTTCGTGCTACCAGAAACCAGGGGATGCGAAGCGGAGAACAAAGGCACGCCGTCGCCACCAGGGTAGCTAGTGTCAAAGCCATTGTTCAGAACCGCAGCAGCCTTAGTCTGCTTGGTGTAAGCCATAGCACGGGCAAGAGCCTTGGTGTATCGGCTGGAGAGCGAGTCATAGAGGTTGTCCTCAATTGCCTCTTCCGTCAGCGAGAAGCCAAGAGCGATTGTCTCGTGGTTATAGCGTGCCGTGAAGACTTCCTGTGCGTTGTCATAAGCGATGGCAGAACCTTCGTTTTTGACAGGAGCGGCGGAGAAACCAGAAAGCTTGGTCTCTTCTTCGAACGAACGCTCGGAAGTTTCGGTTTCAAAAATCTCCTTATGCTCTTCGCCGTAACGAGCATACTCAAGACCGAACAGTGCGTTCAGACCAGGAAGGAGTTCCTTAAGTAGTTGTGCGCGTGAAATAGCCATTTAAGTATCTCCTTAAACACCGGTGGGGTTGGTATAACGATGCACACCAGCGACCCACTTCACAATAACTTCAGTGTAGGAGCCGGGCTCACCAGCAATGGTTGTCTCAGGCACAAAGTCAATAATACGAACGGGCAGAGTCGTAGCAGTGCCAGTCGTAGATTGAATACCAACAGCCGAGTTACCAGTAACGGTAGAGCCATTGTTTTGAACCAAAGTTGCATTGCGGTTTGCGTCGGTGCGACCCATATAGCTGATAGTAGTTGTCGTGGAAACCACGGCAGCTTTGAACAGCGCATCGGGATCATCGCAAACAATGCCAACAGTGTCAGAAGCGACAGTGCCAGCGGGGTAGTATTGGCGAAACACTTTACCAAACGTAGGATCGGTGTAGGAGCAACCAAGGAAAACACCAACCGGTGTAGCAGCGTCAGTGCTTGTGTCACGAGTCAAATTACCGTCGGCGTTGAATTTAACAACGTCACCATAGAAGATGGCGGTTGCTTCACCAGAACCGATAGGAATTTGACGAGTCGCGCCAGCAAACACCCGACCGCCGACCAGATTGATCGGAATAAGCCCGTAAGGGGCTGAAACAGTAGGATAAGCCATTTTAAGACTCCGTTTAAAAGATTAAAGACCTTTACCAAACGACGTTTTGGATTGCTTCTCCCTAAAGAGCGGCATCCTCGGGTCGTTCTCTCGCATAAAGTTGTTGTCTACAGACTCGATCTGAGCCCGATTTTTCTTCGCAAAGTACTCTCGGCGTTGAGTCATCAGTTCTTCAGGAATCTTGCAAAGCAACAAACCAGCTACCTCAATGTTGTCTTTGAATCGACTGTTCGGATCGACCAGCATCTTAAACTGAGGCTGTTCTTCAACCCTTACAGGCTCCCATCCCTCACGCAGCTTTGACGACACGTTTGAAGCGTCGGCTTGTCCAACTATCGAAACACGAATCCAACGATACGCATATCCAGGTTGTTTATCCGGCTCCGGCAATGTCGAAGCAGGTTGCCAAGTTTTGGGGCGCTCTTTATTTGAGCGAGATTCAAGTTCACGTGCAATTCTATTTTCAGCCATGATTAAGCTCCCATCGTTTTCGCAAATTCCTTCGCATATTGCTCAGGAGTGAGTCCAAGTTTTTTAGCTAACGCTATCTGCGACTGTTTTAACACCACTTTTTTGGGGGCGGTGCTGCGAGACGCCGGTGCTACAACCGTTGCTGGCTTTTCTGTGCGTTGAGGTTTGGCCTCTACCGCTTCATCCTCATCCCCGAAATAATCAGGGAATCGACGTTTCATGGTCTTATCGACCGTACTCCAATATTCGTCAGTACCGATATATTGCGCTCCGTACTGTTTTTCTAATTTCTGATGCAACCCTAACGCCGCCGCTGTCATCTCTTCGTCCTGACCGAACCACGTATTTTGTCTACGCCATTCAGCAGTTTTCTGATCCAACCGGGGTGCTTGAGCCTGCACTTGAGGACTTTGTACATCATTATCTTCAGTTTGTAAAGGGGGTTTATATCCTTTTAATCTCTGAAGACGGTACCCAGCATTATTTAATTTCTCCTGCGCTTCGACAATTTTGTCTGTATCACCGGAGTCGTAAGCTTCTTTATAAGCCCGTTTTGCCATTTCCATCTCTAATTCGGCTGCGCTAGTGGCAGTCGTAATCAAAGATTTCTCGCCATCAGATAATCGGCCCTTGAGTTTTTTATTCTCTTCAACCAACTTCTGAGCCAGGGATACGGCCTCCTGCTGCTCACGTAGAGCCCGCTCTTTCTCACGGCGCTCGTCGTGCCAGACTTTTTTCATCTGCTTAAGGCGAGTTTTTACTTTCTCGGAATAATCTTCAAGCTCATCTTCCTCAAGCTCTTTGACCATTTCCTCTGGTAATGGCTGACGCCCCCTGTCTTGCTCCGGGGTGTCGTCTTCTACCTCAAGCTCAATATCCTTTTCTTGGGACTCAATCTCAACTTCTTGGTCCTGTTCTTGCACTTCCTTTTCTTCAGCCATGACTTACTCCTTATGCGCGACTAATGCCTCGGGGATCTTCTACAACCCCTTCGACAGCGTCATCGTTGATAATCCGGAACTCACGCCCGTGGATTTTTACCCGTGTGCCTGCGTGTGGACGAACCAAAATAAAGTCTCCCTGCTTGCACCAAGGGCCAGAAGGGAATCGGGTTTCATCTTTGTAACAGTCAGGACCCATTTTGATAACGAAAAGAACCGTGGTTAGTAACTCTTCGAATTTCACCGTGGTATCGGCTTTAATTAAGCCGTTGTCATACGAGTCCTCGATTTCAGGGATTGCACAGAGGATGCGATAGCCAGACGGATCTGGCAGTTGTTTCGCTTTTTGCTCTGGCGTTTCGGGTAATACCGTTGCTTCGTTTGGATCGCTTGTAGACCCAATCAGGATTTCACTCATCGTCTTTGTCCAACCTTTCAGAAAGTTCAAGAATTAAGCTATTAGCAATTAATAGCCCTCTTACTACTCCACAGCAGTACTTATATTCACTGTGGTCCTTCGCCATACCATCAGCCAAGTCCTCCGCCATACGCTTGCGTTCTTCTTGGATCTGGTTTGACAAATACTTTAATGCGTCCATTTACTCTCCTTTAGGTTGTTGGGTAAGCTTTTCACCCATCTGTAAACCGAGTTCAATTCCTTTGATTTGGTCATCTACTGCACGAGTAGCTGCGTCAAACTGCTGTTCCGTTCGCTCACGGGCGATTTGTGCGCCAAGCTTGGCTCCTTCAATCTCAGCTTGCGTAGCAATACGCTGCTGTTCAATCTGTTGTTGCTGTAGCTTGAGTTGTGCGTCTGTCTGATCTTTCTGTGCTTTACGCTGAACCTCGGCAGCTTTAATCTGCAACTCTTGTTGCTGCATCTGCACAATCGGATCTTGCTGCGCTTGTTGGGCTTTCTGCTGGGCCATCATGGCTTGATTTGCTTGGAGAAGCTTCTGGGCTCCTGCCGCTGCCAGACGGGAAATCTCAACCTCCATATCCTCAGGCATCTCTTCGTTAGGCGCCGGATAAGGAACACCAAGTTTTTCTTCGATGTTCTTGCGGTACTGGAAGCCATAATGCTCCATGATGTGAGCCATCATCGCCGCAACAATCAACTGAGCCTTGGGATTCTGCTGAAGCATTTGTTGAGTAATTGGGTCCTGCAACATACTCATGTGAACCGTAATATGCGCCGCATGATCTTGGTAAATGAAAGCTT